ACCTGTAGCCAAAGAAGCACCACGCCTGAGAGCATCAAGGTCAGATTCGCGAACTATCCGGCCTGGGCCTCCCTCGCCTGCTGCGCCCCCGATCTGAACCATCCCGCCGTACTGCATCCTGCGGGGCCTTCTGCCCTCAAGCATGGCCTCTGTGAAGTTAGCCGGGATGACCTCGGCGCCTTCGGGCAGTCGTACCAGTTCCGGGCCTTCCTCTCCGACAAGGGCCATCGTGTTACGGAAGACAGGGCCGCCGTGAGCATACTCGTCGTCTGCGTCCCAATCGTCGCCATAGTCCCAATCATCGTAAGCAGGCTCCGGGTCGGGGGCAACCGAGGATGACATCCTATCTTCCCAACCCCCACGCTCAGAAGGCGAAAACTCCGTTGCCGAAGCCATGGTATGCTCAGCGGCTGGAGATGGTTCAGGACTATAACCAACATCCTCCATGTCCTGTTCTTCTTCATGGAACCGAATACTTTCCTCGGCTGGATCAGGGAAGGCGGCACCCGGGTCGTACCGGTTCACTTGGGGTACGGGTGTGGGTGCGGGTGTGGGTGTGCTTTCAGCATACTGATTGATGAAATGCTGCTGGGCATCTTTGATGCGTGAGAATATATCACCCTCGCCAGCAGCCAAAATGTCCATATATTTATTCCAATCGTCGATGGTAAACCCACGTTCCCCATACTTAGCAAACAAGTCATCACGAACGATATCGATAGCGCCACCGATACTGTCTCCCGGTAATCCCGCCCGCATAAGGCCCATACGGTCTTGTGTCGCCGCTGAAGCGACAGGCTCGGCAGCCTGTTTAGCCAACGCCGCAGCAAACTGGGTGCCGTACCGTTCCCCTCCAAATTGCACCCCTTCTGGGGTAGCTGGTTGAGCCAGGGCCTCTTTGAGTTCCGGTGAAAGGCCCGCTAGGTAAGCTTCGTGCCTCGCTTGGACCTCTGCTGATGGCTCCGGTCGGCTAAGGGCCTTGAAGAAATCCCCTGATCCAGTAGGGCTAACTCCGTCATCAAACGCGAACCTATTGTCTGCACTGAGATTTCCGAAAGCCTGACTCAAGTCTTGGCCGCCGAAAGCGACCTTTAACGGATCAGGGGCACCCGCAGTCTCAGCGGCGGTATCTGCGGTAGCTTTTTCAACAGTCTCAGCCTCTTTATCGACCAGAGTGGCAGAGTCAGTATCCCGTTTAGTTTGAGAATCTTTGACAGCCTGGTTGTACTCATTCAGATTTCCGGCCTTGAATGCATCCGCCAAACCGGGATACGAGAGGTCTTTGTCTATCCCGGGCAACACGTTCTTCAACTCGTCGGGGATGCCCCAAGCCGTGGTAAGGTCTGCCCAAGCATCCATCACCCACTCTGCCGGGGCGGCGATACGCTCACCGGGCCTGACCGGGTCTTTTATCTCCATCTGACCCCGGAGCATGGCCGATATTACCATGAGATCGCCCGGGGAACGGGCAAACTCCATCGCCATCCTAAACCGCTCTTCGGCCGAGGGACGGTCACGGAAATCGGCAAGGGCTATCGCCTTCCCGGCCTCGCCCTGGATAAGGGCCAAGTTTATCTGTTCCTCGATGGTAGGGGCGGTCACCGGCTGCACATTGCCCGAGGCGTCCCGCATATAGGCGTTGCCCCAGTCATCTACGAACCAGGCCCCTTCGGCAGGAGTCAGGGTCTCGAACTTACCCGGTGCTACCTTGACCGATATCCGGCCGTCCGGCAACGGGATAGCCTCGCCTATAGCGATACTGGCCCCGCCGTCCTTCTCGACCAGTTTGTACTGACCACGGGCCGTCTTGACCGCATCGTATCCGGGGACTATGTCCTTGATAACGGCGTCCGGTCTGATGCCCTCTCCTTCCGCTCCTCCAGGCGCACCGCCTCGCAGGGACGCATCGACATCCCCACCTGCGTTTTGGGCCAACAGGCTGAATTCTTGGGCCTTCTTCGTTCCGGCCTCTTTTACCTCTAAACTGCCGTCCGGTAGTGTTATCCCGATAAACCCGGAGTCACCGATAACCTTGGAAGCCCACTGCCCACTAGGGCCAGCGCCCGTCTCGTAATGCTTGTCGCCGATGACGGTTATCTGCCTGCCGCCACCTAGCTTATAGGTCTGGACACCAGACAGGCCCTCAAAGGCAGAGACAGACCGGATAAAGTCCGCCATCTTCTTGGGGTCTTTGACTATATTGCCGTCAGCGTCCGTCGTTATCTGACCGAACCGGTTTCTTAACGCGAGGGACTCTTCTGTGACACCGAACTGGTCATAATACTCACTGAGGTCGCCTTTCAGGCTATGCGTAGGCACGGCGCCTTGCTCATATGCTTCCGAAGCGCCTCTCATCAGTTCATTCAGCGATAGGAACTGTTCGCGGCCCTGCATACCGACCGGGGCGTTCCAGTTCGTACCCGTGACGAATATCCAATTGTCTTCTTCAGTACCTACAACACGTTCGATGTTCATCAGGGATAGGGCACTGGTTAGCATCTCCGCATCGGCAGTATCCCAGAACGCCGAAAGTGGATACCACTCACCCTTGAATGATGTCTCCCACATACTGGTATTAGGATTACGTCGGAGGTTACCGTCATCAGGCATCGAACTCACTCCCGCCCCGGACCATATCGAGCAGCTTCTGCTGGCCGTTGGAATCCAGGAACATCTGACGCTGGAACTCGGACATCTTCTCGAACTCCTTGCGACCGTCGCCCATACTCATGCGTTCGGTCATAAGGGGCACCGGATCTGCCTCATTGGACTTGTCTTTGGCCTGCGCCACCTCTTCGGTGATACGCAGTACCGCTTCCGTGAATTCGGACTTCGTCGTTTTAGCCATCAGCCCGCCAGGTTCTGTCCCACCCGGCTAGGGCGGGCAGTGTTTGGAGTCAGTGGTTGCCTCAGTTCTCTCGCGGCGCCGCCGGGGCCGGGTGGTGTACCCATAGTTTGCTGGAGGGGCATACCGTCCGGGCCTAAGACAGGGGGCTGACCGCCACCGCCGTTCATGCCTGGGGAGGGAGTCCCTTGCATGGCACCGCCGCCCATCCCGGGGCCAGCCCCCTGTCCGCCCTGTTGCGCCTCTCTCTGCCGCTCGATCAGGTCGAGCAGGCCCGCTTCTTTCATCACTTCCCCGGCCAGTATCTTCTGTACCTCGGGGTCGGTGCGTATCAGGTCTTCCAGGAGCCGTCTGCGCTCTCCGGTGGCGTCTTCCAGTCTGGCGTCCGCCGACCAGTAGGTCTCCTTGGATTTCAGTCCCTGCTGCACCTCCCGCATCCCCAGTTCCCTGCTCTGCATCTGGAGTACCGGGTCTATCAGTTCGAAACTGACCTTGCAGGCGTAATCGTGCTGGATATCGGACGGGGTTATCTGGTGTCCCTGAACCGTGAGGTTCATGCCTATAACGTCTATCCACTGGAGTATGTGACTGGCACTCTTGGTTGCCAGATGCTCCAGTTGACGGGACGGGGCAACGAACTTCCGGCCGGCGGCCGTACTCAAGATGGCTTGCTGGCCCACCGTGCTGACGCCCTGTTCCCTGACACCGGCCAAAGCCCTGGCGAAGGTGCCCTGTTCGATGTCCCGGTCCAGCCATTCCTCGCTGGCGAAGAGCCATCTGGGGAGTTGGGGTATCTCCATCCTCCAGGCGTCTCCCCGGTTCCCCATCTCGATGATGTCGCCACGGGACAACTGCTCTTGCAACTCGGCAGCGTCCATCGTGGTTCCCAGAGGGTTGAAGGTGGCATCCAGCAGTGCGTTATGTCTACCTGCCACCGCCTGGGCCTGGGCGCGGAGGCTTGCCATGACTGGTTCCAGGATGCCTACCGCCAGGTAGGACGGGTCGTCTTCTTCGATTGAGGTGACCTGCTGACCGAATCCGGCGAAAGCGTGGCTGAAAGGTACGAATCCCCACGTATTCTTCTCAACGAAGAGGAGTTGGGAATCGGCTACCAGCGCATGCCAGCAGTCCGTCCAGTACTCATCGGTCATGACCCAGGAGAATGGGTCTCCTTCCGACTCCCAGACCTTGCCCTCGCCCCGGCGGAACTTACCGCTGGTGTTGATGCGGCTCCGAGTTATGTGTTCCAGGTCGAGAGAGCGGCGCCGGCCGTGTTTGACGGCGATGCGGGGTTCCTTCTCCGATGGGTCTAGAAGTACCCTGGAAGGATGGGGCGCTCTGACCCGGAAGGGCATGAGCGTCTTGGTCTTGTTGCGCTGCACCCGCTGTCTCTGTTGGAACTCCTCGTCGTCTTCGTTCCGGCCCTTCCTGATGTCGTTTCGCCGGGACTGCATGACCTGGGTGTCGAGAGCGTCTTCGATGACGGCGTACCCGTAGAGCAGGAGGTGTTTCCCCGCCTGTTTCCAGGTGAGGGACGGTTCCATGAGGGAAGCCTCGTCCAGGATGGCTTTGACGGCCGGTTCGACCCGGTCAGCCTTCCGTTTGGCCTCTTCGTCGTCATCTATCGGGGGCCTGGAGACTATCGGGTCGTGGGCGAGTTGGTGGTCAACGGCGTGGTCGATTATCGAGCGTGAGCGGGCCGGTTTCAGCCATTCTGGGCGGTCGAGTCCTTCGGGCCAGAGCCGAAATGTCTGCTGGTAGTAGGTGTCCACCGTCTGCCACTTGGCGTGGGTGCGCGACCAGACCCCTTCAAGGTGCCTGACCATCTGCCGGATGGACTCGACGGTGGGTTTCTCATCTAGGTTCAAGTTCTACCTCACCAGGGCCTGATTCCCTTCTTCACTGTGGGCATGAGTCCCGTTATGGGGTTGAGGAAGGTGTCCCGGAGCCTGCCGCCGGCCTGGGCTTTGGACCTTATCTGGAGGGCCATGCCCACTGCCAGGGGGTAGTCGTCCTTGCTGCCCTGCTGCGCCTCGACCCGTCCGCCCTTCTTGGGGTTCTGGATGAGGGAGTAGAACTCGGCGAGGCCGTCCTCGTTGGGGATGACTATGAGCCTGGAGTGGACGGCTTCCATGAGTCCGCTGTAGAGCCTGACCCGGGAATGCTCGTCGGTGTGCCAGCCCGGTTTACCCTCGTCCCGGTAGAAGATCCGGGGATACCGTATCCTCTGGGCGGTTGAGATGGTGGTCTGGCCCCAGTCGTTATCCTCGATGGCCCAGAGGGGGTCTTTGTACCTTTCCAGTAGTTGGGCGGAAGCCAGACCCAGTTGGTCGGGCGGTATCAGGTTGTTCATGATATCGGCCACGACGTATCCGGTCTGGGCGTCCATGACGATGGTTACGGCGTTATCGCCTCCGGTGCCGTGGGCGGTGTCGGTTGCGGCCACATATCTCTTTCCGGGAGAGAAGTCCTGGTAGATATTGGCCGTGGCGGTGCCGCACTGCATCTTCTCGATGGGAGTACGCAGATCGTCCCGCATGGCGTTCAGTTTCTCGGAGTCGAAGGCCGATATGGTGCGGGGCGGGGACAGGGCTTCTTCCTCGGTGGAAGGGTATTCCTTCTCGAAGAGGGCCGTGTCGTGGTACTCGTTCTTGCGCTCGTCGTACCATGCGTTGTCCCGGCCGGGTCTCACGTTCCAGCCGTAGAAGACCTTGGAGAAGCCATTGTTGGGTGCTTCGCGGTACATCTTCTTGAAGAGGCTGCCGGAACTGGTGGCATTGGACGTGGAGACCATTATGAGTTGTCCGCCCGAGTCGTCGATGGTGGGTTTGACGGCCGCGAAGGAGGAGTCGGCGTACTCGTGGAAATCGGCCTCGTCCATGATTATGAGGGACGCGGTGATGGAGCGGCCGGCCTTCTCGGTGGAGGGCAGGGCGGTTATGGCCGAGGCCATGGATGGGAAAGTGAGTTCCTGTCTGGAGTCGATGCCGGTCTGGACCCTGAGTCCTGGCGGCAGCATCTCGTAGATGTACTTGCACTTGCCCAGCAGTTTCTTGGCTTCTTCCTCGCCCTGAGACAGGAGCAATATGACGGCGCCGTGGTGGTACTGGGCCATCCACAGGGAATAAGCGGCCAGTAGCCAGGAAGCCCCGGTCTGTCTGCTCTTGAGCCAGACCAGCAGCTTCTTGCTGTCGAGTATATCGCAGACCTCCATGAGGTGGGGCCATGGTTCAAACGGGATATTGCCCCTACCGGGAGGTGGTTCGAGGATCCTGATGAAGGGCAGGAAGCGGCTGAAGTAGTTCTGGGCGAGGTGCAGTTCTGCGGAGTCGGCCAACTGGTCGAGGAGGACCCGTTCGCTATCCTGTACCGTTACCATTCGCCCCTCCCACATCGATCCCGCGTTTGGCGCTGACGTAACCCGAGACGAACACCCGGACCATGGCGGAGGCCAGGTCTTCGCTGGTCGGCCTATCGAAGCGGGCTTCCATCTCGTGATAGGCTGCCGCTGCCAGTTCTGTTACGAACCAGAGTCCCAACCAGTCCTGAGTGATGCCGGCCATCTCGCCGCCGGGAAGTTCCACTGGCTCCAGTAAAAGTTCCCGGACGGTGTCTTCAGACAAGCTTGGCTGTGCCCTCGACGGTGTTCTCCTCGTCGCCCCGGAGTCTCTTTCTGAGGTCAACCAGTTCCATGAGTTCCTGGTCTGAGAAGGAGCCTAGTTCGCGGGTGAGGTTGACCTGTCCGTCCACTTCCACCTGCTGGACGGGTTTACCGAAGCCCCTCTCCAGCAAAACTTCCATGGCCTTGATGCGGTCGCGGACGCGGTGTTTCTCGTCGAGAGCGATGGCCCACAGAGCGTCAACCATCTTGCGCCCGCCGCCCGTCTTCTGGTCGATGTAGCCCTGGAGAACAGGGTCTCTAGGCTTGGGGCCGGTCGGATTGGTGACCTGGCCCTTCTGCCAGCGAGTAGCCATACCGCCAACACGAAGCGCCTCGATGGAATTCTCGTGAACCGCCACTCAACACCCCCGAACCACCAGATGTGCCAGAACCGTCCCCCAAAACTACCACATCTGCCCCGGAAAATCAAAAGTTATGCGCCAGAAACAGCGTGGGATGGCCTGGGACACTGTCCCAAACTGTCCCAGGACTGTCCCAAAGCGTGAATCCGCGAGATGGAGGTATATATAAAGGTATTATATATATTAATTATATATATATATTAATATATTAAGTAATTAATTAAGTATTAAGTATTATATATAAATATATATTCTCTTTCTTTTATCAACCTTTTCTTTCTCTTCAGGCACGAACTCCCAGCATGAACCAGGGTTTCTTGAATTTTTAAAAAATTGAAAATGGGTTTTAGGTTTTGGTTTTTGAGATCCACAGGGTTTATGAAAATGGGGTTATGGGCCGATAGCCTTTAGAGTACCGGCCCCCCATGGCCCCCCGAGGGTGGCCCCGCCCGTAATAAGAGGACAGGAACCTTTTAGGCTCAAAAA